ATTATACAACTAAAAGTAAGAGGTGTTTAATGTTTGAAGAAATCATTAACACTTTCTATGGTTTGTCCCAAAATAACTTACTAGCAACTTTGCCCGTTTACCCTGCAGACTACAAGGGGACTATCTCTGCCGTTCCTTTTTTAAAGTTAGCGATTGTAACTGGAAAAGCAAATAGAGTTGCTTACAGAGATAACAAGTTAGTTACAGGTCTCGTAATAGTAAGTATTTATTACAAAGCAGGAAAAGGCCAAAAAGAACCCTCAGTAATAGCTAACGCTTTAGATGGAATCTTTGAAAGTAAGCTTTTAAGCTACAATATACAAACTAGTGTAAGTTCTTTACAATTCATCGGTCCAGATCCAGACGACTCAACTCTTTCAAGAGCAGATTATTCTGTTCCTTTCACTTATTACGGAGAATAACTTATGGCTTTTCCTACTTCTATTTCTGCAGCACAGTATTCAGCTGTGACTGTAACTAGAGTTGCACCTCCTGCAATCTCTACTTTTAACAATACTACTCTTGCCGCACTATTTAATGGTCAAACTAGTGCCCCTCGTGCTGATTACGTTGAAATCAAAAATATTCGCGACATGCCAGCTTTTGGTACTCCTGCAAATATTATTAAGGTTCCAGTTTACGGGCAAGCACAAACACAATCTATTGGTGCTCAATCAGATGCTCCTGACCTAGAACTAACTGTTAACTTTGTACCAGGTGACTGGGCTAAAGCAGGTGCAGCTTTCCAAAATAGTGGTCAAACTCTAGGTACAGGTACTCTAGGTGATGCTGTAGGTGATGGCATTTCTAAAGTATTTCAAGTAGCACTTATGACTGCCAAGCCTGCTAACTTAAATACTACAGCTGGTGCTGGCGGTATTGGTACAGTTCCTAATGCTCTTATTTATTTTGTTGGTAAAATTGAATCACTTCTAGTAACTCCAGCTCGTGATGATGCAATGACTGCTACTGTTGCTCTCTCAATTCAATCAGACTTCTTTGGTCCATACACAATCTAATGAGGATATAACATGGCATTTCCTACTTCTATCTCAGCTGCTCAGTATTCCGCTGTTTGCGTTTCTCGTACAGCTGTTCCAGCTACACTAAACGAAACTAACCTAAAAGCCAACTTTGCTGCTGCTGGTAACTTTGTTGAAATCAAAAATATTCGTGACATGCCAGCTTTTGGTACACCAGCTAACATCGTTAAGGTTCCAGTTTATGGTCAGGCTCAGACTCAGTCCATTGGTGCTCAGTCAGACGCCCCTGATCTTGAACTAACTGTTAACTATGTTCCCGGTGATTGGGCTAAGGTTCCCGCAAGCTTTGCTACATCAGGTACTCTAGGTGATGCTGTTGCTGACGGTATCTCAAAGGTATTCCAAGTAGCGCTACTTACCGCTAAACCTCCAACTCTAATTACTGGCGGTACAACCGCCAACGTTGGTGGTTCTTCAGCTGTCCCTATTCCTAACGCACTAATTTACTTTGTCGGTAAAGTAGAATCACTGCTAACAACTCCTGCACGTGATGATGCAATGACTGCCACAGTAGCTCTTTCAATTCAGTCAGACTTCTATGGTCCTTTCACTGTAACTGCTACTACCTAATCTTTAGAAGGCCCTTATACTTTGGTGTGAGGGCCTCCTTACATCAGGAATCCATAAATGAATAAACCGTTTTCAAATGATTACGTTGTAAAAGAAACACTGAAGCACATGCAAGCCAGTATTTCTATTTCAACACAAAAAACAATCGCTAGACTACCTGAATTTCAAGGTCAACCAGAAAAAGTACAAGAGGTAATGACAACTCTTTCTAATCTGAGTAAACTTAATTCTTTGATTGAGTCAATTCGCGAAAATAATAAAGATATTTTAGGAGATAAATAATATGCGTTCACTTCTTGGTCAAATTGCACCTACTAAAAAAGTAACTTTTCTAGGTAAAAAAGATTCTGTTGAGATCAAAAAACTAACAGGTTTAGAAGTTAAAGATTTCCAGTCTTTTGTTAATACTGAGGTTAAAAAACTAGCAGAAAATGAGCAAGGTCTTGCTATTCAACGTAAAGTAATTCGTATTGGTGTAGTAGATGCTAACGAAATGACAGACGATGAAATTGACTCTTTTCCACTAGATGAAATTTCAAAACTAGCTAAAGAAGTACTTGTTTATTCAGGTATTAATGCGGAAGAGCCAAAGGGAAACGACTAAGCAACGAAGAGCTATCTCGTTATGAGTTAGCTTTTTGTTTAGGTTTAACTTTAGTAGAGTTAGACAATTTACCTTATGAAGAAGTTTTAGGTTGGCAAGAATATTTTTCTAGACGTCCATTAGGTTGGCGAGAAGATAATCGTTCTGCGGTTATTGCTATGAGTTTTGGTGGTGGTAAAATAAAACCAGAAGATTTATTTGAATCTCTTAAAATTTTAAAACAAGAGAGTTTAAATTCAACTACACAAAAGACTTTTGCAGAAAAACTATTTGATAGATTCTCTAATAGATTTACAGAGCAAGAGGTAACATCAAGGTTAAAGGAATAACATGATTAAGACAACTTTCACTTTTGATAAAAAAGGCCTTAAAAAACAAATCGAAAGAGAAATAAGTTCTAAATTAGATTCTGTAAGTAAAGCAATTTTATCTGACTTAAAAGAAGTTACACCTAAGGATACAGGGGCCGCAGCTAACTCTTGGGAAGTAACTAACCTAGACAAAGAAAAACTTTCTTTTGAAATTAATAATGATAAAGACTATATTAAGTACTTAAATGCAGGCTCTAGTCAACAAGCACCTGCTAACTTTATTGAAAGAACAGTTTTAGATTATGGTACTCCAAAAGGAACTATAGTCGAATACAAAGAGTAATTTT